GCTGCTCGATAAGCCGCGGGTCTTGCGCGTTCGCAAACAAGCCCAGCACCAGGGCGGCACCTTCTTGCGTGCGTGCGTCGGCAGCGCTTACCGTGCGAGAGCCAAGCGTGTTCAAATCTTTGAGCAGTTTGCGTTGACGATCAGCGGCAGCGGCAAACGCTTGATTGACTTGATCGACGGCGTTGGTGGCGGCTGTTTGCGTTGCTTGAGCCTGATTGCGAGCAGCGTTTGCAATGACTTGCTGCTGCGCAAGCTGGGCCTGCTGGGCCGTGTTCGCGGCCCGATTGATTTGCGTGTTTGCCTTCACCTTGCCGTCGGCGATTTTCTGCTCTGTGCGTTGCAGCTTTTCTAGCTGCCGCAATTCTTCCTGCCTCGCCTTTGCGGCACGCAGGTCGTTTTGCTCACGCGCCGCCTCGATTGACTTGCGCTGAACTGCGATGCGCTCTTCAATGGCAAGAATGTTTTCCGCAGCTTGTCGCCTTCGGTCTGCGTTTTGCTGAATCGCTGCGGCTTCGGCCCGCTGCTGCTCGGTCATCTGCGACTGCATGAACTGGTTGAGGCGGTCGTTCGCCTCGACGCGGGCCTGAAACGCCCGCGCCTGCTGCTCGCGCTCGCGGCGATCAATCTCTTCCAGGTGCGCCGCTCGCTGATTGAAGATTGCCTGCAAGGCAGTCACTTCGGCTTGGTAGGCGTCCTGGCTGAGAATCCCCGCACGGACTCGCTCTTGCGCGTTGGCAATGCCCTCCTGCAACTGGTAAGCCGCCTTTGCCCCCTCGTTGCCGAACTCGACCGCCTTAGCGATGAGGTCGCCCATCCCTCGCGTTGTTGTCTCAAACGCTTTGTCGAAGCCGTCGGCAAAGCCCTGGGCCGTCTGGTCGGCACGCTCTGCAAAGTTAGCCTCGGCCTCGGCGAGCTTTGCTTCTACTTGGTCAAGCTGGGCAAGCCTCGCGGCCGCGCGAGCGGCAGCAACTTCATCCCCGCGAGCATTTGCCTCGGCAATCTGCTGCTCTGTCTTGGCAATTTCGGCACGAATAGCGGCAAGGTCATCCGCATTTCGGGCGCGAGAAGCATCCCCCCCAAACTGCCGCTCGATTCGGATCTGCTCAAGATTTTTGTCAATGACCGACTGAATAGCGTCAGCCTCTCGCTTTGCGTCGCGGGCTGCTTGATCCGCGGCGCGTGCTTTTTCTTCGGAGGCTTTCCTTACTGCGTCAATTTGTCGCTCATACTCGGCTGTCACGTTTGCCCGCGCACGAGCCGCTTGCTCCTCTGTCAGCCCCTCTTCAGCAATTAGTGCGTCAACCTCCTTCAGAGCTTCTTGATACTTCAAGGCAGCATCTATGCCAGCCTGACCATACTCGCCGACTTGTTCGATAGCTTTGTTGAGGAGTTCTTGGCTCTTTGTGCCGAGTTGCGTAACCTGCTCGGTTGCTGCAGCAACCTGCTCCACGCCGGCAGCAGCGTCTTTTGCGGATCGGTCAATCCCCAGGAATCTCTCGGCCATTTCAAGCAATCGACCAACGGTTCCGCCGATGGCTTGCGAGATAGTCTGAAACACACTCGACACGCCGCCGAACACGGACGACACAGTCTCGCCAATGCTGCGCAGAAGCGGGCTTTGTGCGATGAGGTCGCCGAATCGCTTAGCAAGACCGCCAACGAACTCGCCCGCCTTAGAAAAACCAGTCGTGATAATTGTCACGACGCGGCCAATGGTTTCGCTAAGTACGCCTACGTTGTCGGCGATTGCCCCAATAGGCGTAAAGGAAACAACCCATTCAGTAACCGACACAGCGGCGTCACCGATGCCAGCAAGAAAGTCGAACAGACCATCGTACAGAGGCTCTAGGGCAATCGACACCGCTTGCACAACTTCAGCAAACGGATCAAACACAGCGCCAACTACGCGACCAAGGTTTCCGATATTCGTCCCAATGAGCTCAACAATCCTGCCGACCTGTGTAAGCACTGGCTCCAGTACCCGACCAATCGGATCAATCACAGCCGTAACGCCAGCCGTAATCTCGGCGAACGCTTTGGAAACGCCTTCACCAAGCCCCACAAAAGGCAAAAGCAAAGATTGCCCCAGCCCTTGCGTGGCAACCCCAAGGGCATCAACGCCAGCCCCGAAATCGTCAATCCGCTGGCGGTCAATGTCTGTAAGGGCTCGACCATATCGCTCCATGTCAGCGGCGGCACCGCCAAGGTTGCGAAAAAACGGCAGAAGATCGGAGCCGGCCTTGCCAAACAAAGCCGTAGCAGTAGCCGTGCGACGCGCGGGGTCTTCAATGGCAGCAAGCGACTCGCCAATCAAACGATACTGATCTTCCGGCGACAGCGCCTGCAGTTCCTCCGCAGTGACGCCAATCTCAGCAAGTGCCTTCTGCGCCGCCTTGCTTTCCTCGTCCACGCCGAGCACGGACTTCTGGAGCCGGCCAAACGCCGCACTCACCGCGTCAATGCTTGTTCCGCTCCGGTTCGCCGCCTCTTCGAGCGTCTGGATGAACTCAAACGACACGCCGAGCTTGCCGGCAATATTGCCAAGGTTCTCAACGCGGTCTTCAAGCTGTAACAATCCGCGAGCCACAGCCGTCGCGCCAGCAGCGAACGCCGTCACGCCGGCCAGAGCCGCCGTCACTGGATTCACAAGCCCGATGAGCGACGACGCGACGCCAGAGATACCCTGCGACAATCCGCCAGCAAAGACTCGGCTAAGCCCCTCGCCTGCCGAAGACAGGCCCGAGAGGCGGCCCGCAATGTTTCCAAGCGGCCCCGGCAACGCCGCGAAAATGCCGCTCAGTTCGTTGAATTGAAGCGTCTGCCCCTTCGCTGCTGCCGATGCACGCTCCGTCTCGTTAGTTACCCGCCGAAGAATCTCCGCTTGTCGCTGGCGTTCTGCGTTTGCTTGGCTAGCCGTAAGCAGCCCGGCTCGTTCAAGGCGTTGTGTTTCGTCTAGGGCGGTGTCATAGGCACGCTGGGCACGTTCCAAGCTAGTGAGGTTCGCTTCGATAATGCGTGCTGCGGCTTGTTTCTGCGATGCAAGGTTTCGCTCTGCAGCCGCGGCGGCTTCGTTGGCACCGCTAGCCTCGGCGACTGCTCTGTTGTACGTCTCCTGCTCAATCGCCCCTTGATTGAGCAGCCTCTCTAGTCTTGCGAGTTCCGTAGCTCTCCGCTCCTCGGCGGTACGGTTCGCCTCGGTGACGCGGGCACCCTCTTCAAACGCCGATGCTAACTCGCGGGCTTCCTGAGCAAGTCTTTCAAAGTCTGCCGCAAACTCTGTGCTGCTGCCGCCATCTCGCAGCGTATTGATGAGCTCTTGGAACTGGCCGGCAATCTGCTCCTGCGCTCTGCCAGCAGACTCGCTAGATGCTTTGAACTTGTCAAAAACCCCCGTCAGCTTATCTGCTTCTGTCCCCAGGCCGACGAGCGCACGCTGGACGGGATCGAGCTTGAAGCCCGACGCGTCCGCGTTGATCTTCATCGCCAGCGATAGGACGTTTGCCACGATCAGCCGCCTTCAAGTTCTTGCTTCAACTGTTGGAGTACGTCGATGATTTGGTTCGCGTGCTGTGGCGGTTTCTCTATTGGCACAAAGTCTGACGGGCTGGGCGCTTGTCCTTTGCCCGAATACGGAGCCAGGATGGACGACACGAGGAGTCCTGTTTGCTGCCATTCATTAGGAATCGCTTGGTAGTACCTCGTGAACGCCATCCACTCCGCGAGCTCCCGCGTCGTCATGCGACGCTCGAGCTCCCCGACCGTCATCTTCAAATACCCGGCCAAGCGAAACAGGAATTGCCTCGCTGGCCGGAGGTTCAGTTTTTTGCCAAGTCCTCCACATCCTTCTCGGTCACGGCGTTGTGCTTCATCGCCAGATCGAACAGCCGGCTCATCACCTTCACGCTCTTGGTGCCGAGCTTTTCAACTTGGTCGTTTGTGAACAATGCCTTGCCGTCCTTGTCGCAGATGCACCGCACAAGCAACTTCGAACGCCAGTTCTCCATCTTTTCGCGCTTCTCAGCGAACTCACGCTGATACGCTTCCATTTCGCCCACGCTCATCACTCGCACGTAGACGGTGCCGCTCCACTCTGGAACCTCCACGGGTACGAGGCTCATGTCATTCGCCGCAAAAATCTGGTCAGCAGTCAGATCCATTTTTCACTCCTGAACAATCTTGAAGGTGCCTTTGTATCGCCACACGTCATTCACTTTGGCACCGATGTCAAGCGTCTGGAAAATTGCCTTGGTTGTGAAATTGACCGACACGACCAGAGACGTATTGATCGAATCGCGAGCAGTTCCGCCGATGGCTATCGTGGCCTTACGCCCCCACTGCCCAACAGAGCTAATGGCAGACCCGCTCAGGCAAGACACCTCAATCGTGCCGCAGTCCATCGACCAGGGCTTGGTGCCCGCTGCCGTCGACCCGCGAGACTGCGGAAGACCGTTTCCCTGTACCCACTTGAGCTCGGTGATCTCACCAAGCGCAGTGCTATCCCAGGTGGCGGTTACTCCAGCAGTGACGTGAGGCATTACGGTCCCCCGTCATAATCAACGAGCGATCGTGAGGACAGCCTGCCCGCGAATAGCGTCGTTGGTTGCCAGCGTGAGAGACGAGCTCGAAACGGTGTGGTAGCTCGCCGTGGTGCCGCCCAGCAAGGTGATGTTCGCCACAGTGATCTTGTAGGTGCCCGTGGCCGCGTCGTTGATGAGAACCTTGCCGATGTAGTCGAACGTCACTTGACGGCCCGTCGCGGCCTCGCCGCCGGTTGCCGGAACAACAAGCGGGCGATCCATCGTGGCAGCTACCTCGCCTAGCGTCTGGCCGAGGTGCGCAATGTCGATAGTGTTGTCAGCCGCATTCGGATTTGAAAAGGCAATGGCGATATTGGTGACGACATACGTGGAGGTCGCGCCGCCCATGCCAAGCGTAAGGATCGTCCCTGAGTTGCTGACTGCCGTATCATGCGGGGTTGCGAAAGACACGAGGCGTTCTCCTTATTACTCAGATTGCCACAAAATGCTGTACGTTTGCGTGACCGAATACACAGGCGGAAGGTCGCCGCCCGCAAGCTGAACAAACCCGTCAGACTCGCCTTGAATGGAAACGATGCTCACGTGTATGTAGTTTCCATAACCACCGCGAAAACCATCCAGAACCGCCCGGACGCGGTCGGCAATGTGTCTTACTGCTGCATATGACTCTGCGTAGATGTCGAGCGCCAGGGACACAACGGGCATTCCCAGCGGGCCGGAAAGCGTGCTCTCGCGGGTCACTCCCTGACGCCGCCACGTGGCAAAGGGAAGGGCGGCGGATGCCGGGGCAATGACGGGAAAAATGCGGTCGCCGAGAAGCGTCGCGACATCGGGGTCGTTTTCAAGCTGGTCGATCACCAACTGCTCAGGGATTTTTGTCATGGGAAAACCGTCCCTTGCGAAGAACGCGAAATGGTCTGAATTGCCTGCTCCAGCGTCAGCCGCAGTTCGCGTTGAAGAATCTCGGCAACCGCTTGCTGCGACTCTCGGAAAGCCGTCTCCACGGGCGGGCGACCGCCGACGCCTCCAGGCGAAACAGGCGGAATAGTGATCGGGTTTTTCGACTTCTTGAAAAAGGCTCGCGGGTAAGCGGGGTCAGTCTGGACTCGCTGCCCTGTGCCGCCGCGTGGCACTCGCTGCGTCGGCTGCATCTTGAATGGGCCGAGCCGATTGAAGCTCGACGCGATATAGGCGTTTTGCCCACTGACAACGTGAGGCCGCACCTCCACCGCGGGCTTGCCTGGGATGCGACGGAGATGCCCCCGCCTTGCGTAAGGTTTATTGGAGAACGTGGCGACGACGCGCTGCTGGGTGCCGTTTTCCAACCACCACTGATGGAAGGCTCGATCCGGCCCAACGCGGACGCTGCCGCCTGCGGCGCTCGACGACGACTCGCGGCCTGCACGCTGGTAGCCAATCAACCCCACGGCCACGCCGTCTCTGGCATAGGTGACTACTTTTGATTTCGCGGCCCGCAAAAGGTTTCCGGTCGGCCCGACTGGAGTGACTTCTCGGAGCTTGTCGAGTGCCGGCTTCACGGCCTTTCGCATGATTGCTCCAAGTACGCGGGCTTGGTCCGCCTTGGGAAACAAATCGCCCAGCGCTTTTTCCATGCTTCGGAGTTCTTGCTGGTCGATGGTGATTTTGATGAACGACATCAATCCACCCTCTCCGTACAGAGCAGTTCATGCTCGCTGCGGTTTGCGTGCTCCAGGCACGAGGCGATCTCGAGCACCCGGCCACGCCAGAGCACACGCATCGTGGAGTTGAGGCCGGCGAGGTATCGCATACGCACTCGGTGCGTGATTTCCGTCTGCTGCTGGCCGCTGGTCAGAAACTCGCGAGCACTAATGCCGTCGACGCTGGCCCATCGCTGGGAAAAGGTCGCCCACGTTTGCGTAGACTCGCCAATGGCGTTCCGCGTCTCGGTCGCCTGCTGAATCGTGATCCGCTCGCGCAGGCGTCCTGGGTCAATCATGAGCCGTAGAGCACCAGAGTGTAGGACGCGGTTCCGGCAGTCGCGGCGACGCCGATCTCAAACTCGTTGTCTTCGATGCACTCGGACACGGCTACTTGGCCGGCACGCGAGTACAGCGTCATGGCATAGCCGACCGTGTCAAACTGATCGCTCGCACACCGCACGAGCTCGCTGCCGCCTGCCGAGAACGCCACGCGGCTGATGCTTGAAAACGTCACGAGGTCGCCAGCGGCGTCGCGATAGCCCGGCAAGTTGCAGTCGACGTTGATGACAGCCGTTCCGCAGGTGCCGGTGATGATGGCGATTTTGCCGAAGTCGTACTCCGTCGCGTGCTGCAGCGCGATCGTCTTGAGCGACTTGACGTTCCCATCAGTAGTCGAGTCTGTGAACTGCACATCGACGGCAAACTTTCCTTTGATGCTCATCGGTAGGCACCCCACTTCGCACTATCGAGCAGGCTCTTGACGCCAAAAGGTATCTCGCTGAGGTTGACGGATTCCGCCGCCATGCGGCGTTCATACCAGTACCCCACAAGCCAGAGCACCGCCGACTTGAACCGCTGCGGCAGGCTCGACGCGTCACCGTCGCGGCCACCCCACCACGTGACCGTCACCGCGTTGTAGTCGAGCAGATGCGAGGGCCAGGAGCCGTTGTAGTTCGTCCGCAAGACGCCGGGCGTCGCGTCGCGGTCCACCCGGTACTCGCTCGTCGAAAGCACCGCCGTCGTCTGGTTTTCAAGCGTGTAGGTCACGACCACCGCGGTCGCTGTGCCGGCAGTCGCCATTGGCGGGCGGGGAAGCTCGATCTCGGTGGGAAACGAGTCGAGCGTCATCTTGTACCGCGTATGCACGAACGTCTCGTCGCAGTATGCCTCGCACCACTCCCTCGCCGCTGCAATCAGGGAGCCGATGTAGGCATCGTCGCTGTCAGTATCGACGCGGCAATGCTGCTTCGCCTCTGAGAGTGACACCGGCTCAGCCGCCGGCTGCGTCAGCGTCTTCAGACTTCGATACCGCACGCGGTCGCCCTCGCTTCCTCGGTGTCAGGTCGGCTCGCTCGCCTGCCGGCTCGACGCTCGCCGTCTCGATGAGGTCAAGCTGCCCGTCGCGTTCGGCGATGCCGTCACGAATGAGCCGCTTGGCCGTCTCGTCCTCACAGTCGATTACCGCGCCGACGCGATAGGTCGAGTAGTTCTTCCTCAGTTTTATTTTCACGATGGCGGCACACTCCATGCAGTTTTGGGCTTACCATTGGCGTTGTAGTCGCCTGTGTACTGAAACACGGGCTTCTGAAGGTCTTTGCCGGGCCATACCGCCACCCACTCGCCATGCCCGATGCAGACGCGAGGCGTGATGTAGAGGCGGTTCCCTGCGGCCCTGAATTGCCGCCAGAAGTGAATGTCGGCGTCAATTCGTCCGTCGCCGTACTCGCCGGCTGCGTTGGGCTGGTCTTGGAACCACGGCTTCGGCGTTCGCTTCAACGCCTTGGTCGAGATGAGCGTGCATCCGAAGTGCGCCGAGTCCACCTCCTGCACCGGCTCTGCGAACCACGCCATCGGCAGCTCTGTTGACCCACCGGATGGCGGCTTGTCGAGCGTGCCGGGCAGCGTAAACATTGGGCGACCGTCCTCCCGTTTGACTTGCAGCGGTGCCAGGGCGTCACACTGAAGCGCCAACGCTATCGACACCAACTCCTCGACGGTTTTGCGATCCCAGAAAGAATCCATGTCGGTGCACAGGATGAACTCGGTTGAGTCCACGAACTGCTCAATGCAGCGTTGGAGAACCTGCCCCCAGAGAGCACCCTGCCCGAGCGTCGGGCGGATGCCGAGCGGCATGAGCGCCTGAGCCCAGCCGAAGACATTCGCAAGGGGACCGAAGCGCGGCCCGCTCATCACGCACTCAATACGGACATCAACGTCGGTCGATCCCACCTTGACGATCATGAAGCCCTCGCAAAAGTAAATGGCGGATGCGGGAAAGTTCCGCATCCGCCACCTACTGTCGCTGGGCTGTCAAGAAAATCAGCCAGAATACTTGGACAAGACGCCCTTGGCAGAAGCCGACTCGGGGCCGACTTCACCCTTGCCAAGCCGCGCCAGGATGGTCGTGGCAAGGCTGGTCGCCGGCGTGGCGTCGATCTTGAGGTAACGGCTCTTGCCGCGGCAGTCGACATCCAGCCGCACAACCGAAGGCTGAGCCGTCACGGCCACGCTCGCGGCGGGAGCCGCCACGGTGTAGACGCTAGAACCAGCCGTGGTGGTGTCGCCCTGCGAAAGCGTCAACACGTTGAGGATGCTCGCAGCGGTATTGGCCGGCGTGGCACTCACCGCGACAACAACGTCAATCGACGCGTAGCTGTAGCCAAGGGTATCAATGGTCAAAGTCGCCGTGCCGGCTGCCGATGTGACAGTGGTGCCAACAACGGTTTTGGTGGCTTCGAGAAAGTTCAAGGGTCAGTCTCCTAAGTCAAAGGGAAGGTTCAGGCGAACTTGAGAGCCACCATCGGGCCAGCAGCGGTCGTAGAGCCAAGGTCGTGAGCAACCGAAGCCATGCGGGCCGTCGCAAAAGTCAAAAGCTGGTCGTACTCAATGAACCGGCTGGCGTCGGTCTTGATGCTAACTTCGCGGCGGATGCCCATCGTGGCGGCCTGCGAGAGGTCGCCGAACAGGCAGGCCACTTTGCCAGTCGTGCTAGTAAGAGCCGACTCAAGCGGATGCACAAGCACCACATCGAAGCCGAGGAACTGCAAGTTCGCACCGGCAGCAACGTCGGCCCGGTTGTTACCGGAAGCCGCCATCATCAGCCGCAGCATGGAGGAGCCGTAGCCCGCCGGGCTCACGTACCACTTCGCATTTCGATTGCGAGCATACAACGGGAGCTTCGCGACCACGTTCGTGAAGTCGAGCAGGTCGAGCGAGTCGAAGGTGGTATTTCCGCTGGCAGCCGTCACCACGCTGGCACTGTGGGTGCCATCAACAATCGCCGTCGCTACGCCCACGATCCCGTGGTCGGTGCCAGCCCCGGTTCCGACAAAGCCGACGCGGTCATACGTTTCTGCGAAGGCTTGCGCCACCTCGACTGCCATTGCATCAGCAAGGTCGATGACCGAGTCTTCGACGAGCGAGACAGGCACGCGGTTGTCGACGCCCCAGAGCTTGGCGACCAGTTGCACGTTGTCAAACGTCGCATCGCTGGTCAGCGGGGCGGCGTTCTCGCCGATGGCACGAGCCGAGAGCCCGCCCGTTCGACGAGCGATGAGCAGCGTGTCGCTGTTCATCGTCACCACGCGCGCGTTGGCTTGGTACGCCCCATACTCCTCGACGAGCCGGATGATCTCGCCAGACAGCTCGGGATTCGTCAGCGCACCGCCGAGCGAATTGATGCCGCCGGACTGGGCGCGGGTTTCAACGCCGTGATCTTCGCACCACCGGCGAGCCTCGGCGTCACCAAAAAGCGTGGCACGAACCGACATGCCGGCGCGGTACGCCGACTCGGCAGAGCGAAACGCCTTGAGGGGGCGGTGATTCTGAACCGGAAAAATCTTCGCGCGGCTTTCCACGGCGGGAGCCTCCTCGGGGGTCTCGGTCTTTGTCTCGACCTTGCGGGCAGGAGCACCACGCTCCAGCACGGCGCGGAGCTCAAGCTCCTTGGACTGAACGCGAGACAGGAACTCGATCCGCTCGCGGAGCTTGTCGGCCTTAGCTTCAAGGGACCGGAGCGACGCCTCTTGCTCCTCGGTCATCGGCTCGGCAGGGGCCTCGCCCTCGGGGGCGTCTTCGGTCATCGCTTCCATCTCAGCAACGACGGCGGCCAGTTCTTCGAGCAGTGCCTTGATCTTGTCCACGAGGGAAGCTCCTGTGCGGGGTGTGGCGACCAATCGCCGCCTACCCCGAACCTATGGAGCCAGTCTCAAAACCCCGCAGTTACGACGCTGCGGCAGTAAAAGACTTCGTGCGGCGAATCTCACCGCCGTGCACGATCTGCTTGTCGGTGTTGCCACACCGAGCGCATCGCAAGTAGCGAGTCTGGTACTCGCCACTGCGTTGACTTGAGGCGACCGCAAGGCGACCCTCGCGGCACTTCGTGCAGGGATCGCCGCTACTTGCTGCCATACTTCCCCAGGAAATCGCGGTAGAACGCGGCCCGCGTCGCCATGTATGCGGCAGCCTTGCGGTGCCGCTGCTGCCCGTCGCGGAAGTGCTGGTAGCTCCGCTGGGCAACCTTCACATCGGCATCGGGGTACGCGGGAAACGTCACCGGGCCGACATCGAGCAGCGAGTCAATGCGTTGAATCGTGCGAATGCTTCGCCCGTCTTCCACGCTCCACGAGTCGCCGCCGCTTGGCACAGTGAACGAGAACGACGAGCCCTTGACGATGCCGGCCCGGATGTTGCTCGCGATATCCCGACCGTAGCTCGTGTCGGGCACCGGGAACTCATACCGGAGCCCCACCTCATCGACGGTCATCTTGAGCGTGCCGGGATACCGGGCCAGCGGGAAGTTCGCGTCGTGATTCCAGAGAGCTCGCGTCTCGAGCGGCTTCTTCCGCCCGCGTCGCTCGCTCACGATGCCGAAGGCACCGGGGTCAATGCGTTCGATGAAGTCGCCCAGGTCGAGCGAGTTCACGCCGAACTTCGCGGCGTAGCCGACGATGTATTCGCGTTCATTGCCGTCATCCTCGCTGCGGCTCTCAACCGCCAGGAGCGGCACCGCCGACTCAACCTCGTCAATCACCAGAGCTCGACGTTCGATGTTCATGCTTCTGCCCTCCGCGTCTGCGGCGTCAATCTGCCGCGTGAGTTTGCTTGCCCATGCTTGCCCGGGGTCGCCGCCCCAAAGAGCCCACGCAATCCTGCCCGCACTCGGGAAGCCGTCTTGTCCTGGGCTCCATCCCTCGCCCTGCTTGTCCACCTCGTGCCGGGCGAAGTAGCTCGCCATCCGCTTCGCCGTCTCGGGCGAGATGCTTGTGCCGTTGCTCAGGTCTCGTGCGCGAGCCACGCCGACTGCCGTGCCGCCGCGGCCGTATTCGCTTCGCCATGCCAAGCCCTTAGCCGCTTCCTCACGAACGCCAGCCGGCGGCGTGAAGTCAATGTGGTCATACCGTGCCATCATCCGCCTTTCGCCTGCGAGCCTTTCGCTTGGGCTTCTCTGGTTCGCTTCGCACGAACTGCGGCGAATCGTCAACCCAGACATCGACTTCGACGCCAGCCTCGCGGGCCGCTTCATCTTTCAGCCGGTCGCCCACGAGCAGCACCTGGGCGAACGCCTCGCGGTAGTCGCCCAGCGTCTCGCTCACCTCTTGCTGGTTCTCGGGCGTGTCGGGCCGGCGGCTGACCATCACGACGGTGTTGCCGTCTGCGACCGCCTTGCGGGCGAACTCGCCCCAGAGAGCAGGGTCGGCGGCGAACGTGCGGTCGAAGTCTATGGAGAGCGTCATCGCTCGGCTGGCCGGCAGGGAGGCAACGAGGGACTCGGGCAGCACCGGCTCGGGCTTTGGCTCTGGCTCTGGCTCTGGCACCACCACGCCAGCGAGAATGGTGTCAACCATCACCTCGGGCGTCTGCGGGAATGCCGCCTGGAGCAACGCCTTCGCTGCCTCAATGGTGATGACGCCTTGACGGTATTGGTCAAGGACACCGAGCACAGTTGGGGCATCCGCCGGGGTCGCCGGCTCGTCGACCACAATCTCCTCAGCCACGGGCTCGGCCGCGGGAGCCATCGCGAGTTGTGCCGCCGCGTTCGCCTGCTCAAGCGTCTGCATGTTCAGCGGCACCACGCGGATGTCGCCGCCGTCGACCGGGTTGAGGTTTTCCAAACCGCGTATCTCGTTGACGCTGAAAACGCCAAGCTGGGCCATTGTGTTGTAGAACGCGGAGCGGCCAGCGGCGTCAGCCCGCAAAGCACCGCGAACGTCGAACTCCGCGAAGATGTCATCATCGGTCAGGAGGTCGCGGGTGATCGCAGACTCGAACCGCCGCAGCCACGGCATCAATCCGTTCTGTACGTAGTCGAGCGATTGCTGCTCAATGTTGGAGAACGACGAGCGCGAGAGGTCGCCGATGAGGTGAGGCGGCACGCCGTAGATCCGCCCGCAAATCTCCTCGACCTGAAATCGCCGCGCCTCGAGAAATTGGCTTTCCTGATTGTTCCCGCCATAGGCGTCGATCTTCAGCCCGCCTTGAAGCACCGCCACGCGATGACTTCGATCTGGGCCGCGATGGGCACGCTCCCACTGGTTTCGCGTGTTCTCGGCAGCCTCGGGCGAAAGCATCTGATCGGTCGTAAGCACAAGCCCAGGCCGGGCTCCATTGCCGAAGAACGCCGCCCCGTGAATCTCCAAGGCGCGAGCCAGCCCGATGGCATCGCCAGCAATCTCCACCGGCACCATCCCGTTCACGCCGTCGTCAGAAAGCCACCGCAGGTGCATGATGGCGTCCTGCGAATAAACGGTCGATGAGCCGCCAGTTTCGCGGTACGTGTACCGCAGCCGTCCGTTCTCCAGCCGCTCGACTCGCATCCGCGAGGGATGAAGCGGAATCAACTGCCGCAACTCCCCTGCCCCACGAATCTCGCAGTATGCGTTGCCGTGCGTGAGTAGGTGGAGCATCAAAGTCTCTCGCCACTCGTAGCTGGTCTGCCAGGAGTTCGGCGTGTCGTGCAGCACGCGGTAGAGCGGGTTGTCGCGAGCAAGCTCTTTCCCGCCGCCGGCCATCCGCCGGTACAGATGCAGCGGCAACCCGGCGACCGATGCCGAAAGCACCCGCACACAGGCGAGCACGACCGTTGCACGCAAGGCCGACTCTGGATCAATCCGCACGCCTGACGGGTTGCGACCGCCAGATGCCCAGCCGCCAGATTCGTAGTCCCAACTGCGGGCGTCGCCTTCAGGAAGCCAGAGGATGCGGTTTGCTGGTGCGATCATAGGATGAGGATGGAAGGCTCCATTGCTGGCCCTTTCACCTCTTGCGACGCGTGAACGCCGAGAGCCATGACGAGGGCCACGATGCCGTCAATGCGTTCGTTACTCTTTGCCTTGCTGGGCTTGATGTTGCCGTTGTGGTCCTTCTGAATCGCCACGTTCCCGGCCTGCCACGCGAGCACCGGATGCCCGCCGTGCAACAGCTTTTCCGAGACGACAAGCGACTCAAGAACGAGGCTCGGCCCTGACATTGAGCCGTAGCCCTGCCCATAGCCTAAAAGCTGAAGCCCGTCTCCGCTCAGTTGATTCACAAGCTGCGTGGCATTCCAGCGATCCACCCCGATCTGGCGGATGTTGTATTTCTTGGCGAGTTCGTTGATGTCCGAACGAACTTGGTCGAAGTCGGTGACGTTCCCCGGTGTCAGGTGCAGATGGCCTTGGCGAGCCCAAACGTCATAAGCCACCTTGTCCCGCCGCACCCGATCCCGCATGTTCTCCTCTGGAATCCAGAAGTGAGGCTCCACCCAATACTTTCCACCCTCAAGCGGAAACAGCAGCACAAATGCGGTCGTGTCAAACGTGGTCGCGAGATCAAGGCCCGCCCAGCACTCGCGACCATTGAGCGTCACCGGGCATGGCTGCCCGCCCCGAGCCCAGTGATCCATCCGCAGCCACCTAGTGTCTTGCTCGGTCCACTGGTTCAAATACAACTGCCGGAACGCGTTTTCATATGTCGGCATCTCTACGGCTCGGGCACACTCGCTCCGCAGAAAATCGAGATTTACCGACACGCCCAGATTAGGGTTGGCAATCGCCCATGTACGTTCGTCCTTCCAATCGGCATCAATCGGAGCCGCGTAGATGGCAGGCAGGAAAGTTTCATCCTTGACCGCCCCCGCTGCCACCTGCTCCGCGTATTTCCACACCTCCCAGCAGACGCTCTTGCGGTCATAGCCAGCCGTGGTCAATGCCACCGTGAGCGGCTGCCGCCTTGCCCCCTGGCTCGACAGCATCACCTCCCACATCTCGCGGTCGCTGACATGCAACTCGTCGAAGATGACGCCGTGCGCCGAAAGCCCGTGCTGAATCCCAGCCTCGGCAGACAGTGCCTTGTAGGTGCCGTGCGTCTCCTCCCGCACAATCGCGTTTCGGTATACTTTCAAGTGTTTCGACAGCACTGGCGACTGCTCGACTGCAATCCTCGCCATATCGAAAACAAGGCGAGCTTGGTCGCGAGACGCGGCGCACGAGTAGACCTCGACGCCGGGCTCATCCTCGAGCAAGAGGCGTAGGGCAATGCCGGCGCACAGGCTCGACTTGCCATTTTTCCGAGGGAGGGCGAGCAGCGATGTTCGCACGGTTCGCTTGCCGTCTTTCTCCGCGAACAGCGCCCGCACGTAGTCGCGTTGCCAGGGCTGAAGCGCAAAAGGCTTGCCGCCTAGCTCGCCTTTTGCGTGCGTGAACAGCTTCTCAAAGAATCGCACCGCACGACACGACGCGCATCGGCAATCACCCGAACAGGATGGCGTCTGCCGCTTCGTCTTCCGGGCTCTTTTCGTCAACGGCGGAAACCCTCGCCAGTGCAGATGCCGTCAGCCCAAACTCCGCTGCGAACTTCAACATCTGATTCCGTGCGTCTCGCTTTCGCAGCCAAGCCGGGTGATTACTCACTCTACCTTTGTCGTCCATGATGGTCGTGCCGTTTGCCTTGAGTTCGGCATCGGCCTGGACCATGTCGGCAAACGAGTCGCAGTAGGCGGCGAGCGTTTGTTGATGCCGCGGGCTCATCACCTTGCTGGCTTCCAGCATCGGCACGATTCGATCCCACTCTTCGCGGGCGACATCGGCCAGCCACGCCGGAGCCGGTGGCACGCCGGGCGGGGCGTCGATGCCGCGAGCGTGCGGCCCGCGGATACGGGAACCACGGATTTTGAGGATAGCTTTTGGTGTTGGTTTGCGTCCTTTTCCCATGGCAAAAATCAAACTCCCAATTTCAACCAAGCGTACAGAGGCA